CGTAAAAGGTAAAACAACTTGGAACACAATTCAGTTTACACTATTTGATCCAATTACCCCATCAGGTGCTCAAGCTGTAATGGAATGGGTAAGATTACATCACGAATCAGTAACAGGTAGAGACGGGTATTCTGATTTCTATAAAAAAGATTTAACATTTAACGTGTTAGGTCCTGTAGGTGATGTAGTATCTGAATGGGTTGTTAAGGGAGCTATGATAACAGAGGCTTCATTTGGAGACTATAGTTGGGATAATGCCGATGCTGCTCAAGAATTAACATTTACAGTTCAACCAGATTATTGTGTATTAAATTTCTAATACAACCAACCCTCATATATTTCAAAAAATTGCTTGGCTTTGCCAAGCTTTTTTTTTATATTGAATATCAATACTAAAAGGAATAGTTCTTTGACATTTAAAAATAATAAGATATGGAAAATTTAGAATTTGTTTTAGGTGTCCTATCCACAGTAGGTATATTCTTAGTAGGGTATGCTTCGATAGGAGTGTTTAAGGTGAAAACCAAAGTTAGAGATGTTAACCAATCTGTAAATAATGTTTATTTAGCTATAGATGAATATGGTAAAGACTTTAATAATGAAATTAAAGATTTACGATTAGATTACCAAAATCAAATTGATGAAATTTATAGACATATAGATTCAAGATTTGATAAATTTGAAAATAAAATTAATAAATAATTAATAACCCGTTTTAAGAACTTTCCTTTTTAGTATGTATTAACGATAAAAACGTTTTAATTAAATAAAGATTATGGCCGAATTTAAATTCCCAACAGAAGAAGTAGAATTACCCTCTAAAGGATTATTATATCCTGAAGACAGCCCTCTTAGAAGTGGTAAAATAGAAATTAAATATATGACTGCTAAAGAAGAAGATATATTATCTAATTCTTCATATATTCAAAAAGGTAATGTATTAGATAAATTATTAGAATCTGTTGTTATTTCTAAAATTAATATTAATGATTTAATTGTAGGAGATAAAAATGCTCTTTTAATTGCTACACGTATTTTAGGATATGGTAAAAATTACCAAGTAGAAGTAAAAGGAAAAGAAGAAAACATCGATTTAACTCAATTAGAAAATAACCCATTTGAACATGATAAACCTGGAGTAAATGAGTTTCATTATACATTACCTCATAGTGGAAATGAAATTACTTACAAAATATTAAATGGACATGATGAGAAAAAAATTGATAGGGAATTAGAAGGACTTAAAAAAATATCTCCTAATTCTACCCCAACTTTAACAACAAGGTTAAAACATATTATCACTTCTGTAGACGGTAATACTGAATCAAAAGATATTAGAGAATTTGTTGATAATTATTTATTAGCACGAGACTCTAGAGCATTTAGAGAACATATTAAATTAACACAACCAGACGTTGATTTATCTGCAACTACAGATAGTGGAGAGGAGGTAAAGGTGCCCATTGGGCTTAACTTTTTTTGGCCTGACTTCTGATATAGCTTCTCAAATTAGAATAAATTTATTTAAAGAAATACATGAGATAGTATTTCATGGAAAAGGTGGGTATGATTATTACACAATATATAATATGCCCATATGGTTAAGAAGATATACTTTTTCTGAAATAAATAAATTTTATAAAAAAGAATCAAAATCTTATGAAGATGCTAAAACAGGAAAGAACCAAAAAACAATGATTAGTTCAGATGGTAAAGTAAATACCCCTGAATTTTTAAAAGCATCTAAACCCTATAAAGGAAAGAGCAGCTATAAATAGTTGCTCTTTTTAATATTTATAACATATAAATAGATTATTCTACATGGCTAAGACCCCGGATCAAATAAAAAAAGAACTTAAGCAAATTGCTAATTTATACGACGAATTAGGAAAGAAAAATCCTTTTAAGGGGGCAGACCCTGCTCAAATAGCTAGATCCGAAGCTGAAACCCAAAAATTAGCAGATGCCTTATCAGGTGTTAAAGAACAAGTTGATAGAATTAACCAATCCTTTGGTGATTTATACACTCAATTAAAAAATACTACAGCTGAAATTGGCAAAGTTAAAACTCCTGCACAAGAAATGGAGGCAGCCTTTAAAGGGTCTCTTACTCAAGTTAAAAAATTAGTTGATGAAGAAAGAGGTTTAACTGAACTTACTATAAAGGATTTAAAAAATATCCAAGAAAGGGCTAAAATTAAAGCAGCAGATGCAAAAGCAGCAGCTGAAAGTTTAGTTAGAGAAAATGGTCTAATGGATGGTCTTCAAAAAACAGCATCAGGTTATATAGATAAAAGAAGAAAGGGTTATAAAGAACTTAGTGATGCTGAAAAAACTGCTATTGGTTTATTAGAAGGTCAAGATACTACTTTAGATGATATAAACAATAAAATTAAAAAAAGAATAGAGCAGGAAGAAAAAATAAATGAAGCTCTTGGTTTAGGAGGTGGTATTTTAAAAGGTACAGCTAAAGTATTAGATAAATTAGGATTAGGAGGTCTAGCTAATAAATTAGGTTTAGATGAAGCTAACAAGAAAATGAAAGAGTTAGCTGAAAAAAGACTTAAACAAGTTAATGAAGAAACAGGTGAGGTTACTTATAGAGCAGCTACTTTAAATGATAAATTTGCTACTTTAAATGTTGGTATAAGTACAATGGGAGCAAATTTAGCTAAAAATGCTGTTGATCCCTTAACTATTGTTGGTGGTTTAGCTAAAAAGTTTGTTAGTGCTATTAAAAACGTCGATAAAAGTACGGGGGATATAGCAAAAGGCATGAATATGTCTTATAAAGAAGCAACTAAATTTAATAATGAACTTATTAATGCTGCTATACAATCTGGTTCTTATAAAGTAAATGCTAAATCTTTAGTTGAAGCAAATTTAGCTATTAATAAATCATTAGGCACATCAGTTAAACTCAATAATAAAAACCTACAAACTTTTGTTGAGCTTAAAAATGCTGCTGGATTTACCAATGAAGAATTATTGGGTATAAATTCATTAGCAGTAGCTACTGGTGGTAACCTTGAGGATATGACTGGTGAGTTTATGGCACAAGCTAAAATCACCGCCACTCAAAATAAAGCAGTTCTTAATGAAAAAGATTTATTAAAAGAGATAGACAAAATTTCAGCTGCTACTACACTTTCACTTGGTAAAAATCCTGCTGCTATAGCTGAAGCAGTAGCTACGGCTAAATCTTTAGGATTGGAATTAGGTAAAGTAGAGGGTATAGCTGGTAGTTTACTTGAGTTTGAATCTTCTATTGAAAAAGAGTTAGAAGCCGAATTATTATTAGGCAAGAATATTAATTTAGAGAAAGCTAGACAGGCAGCCTTGGAAAATAATTTAGCAGTTGTAGCATCAGAGGTAGCAAAACAAGCAGGATCTGCTGCTGAATTTGCTAATATGAATAGAATCCAACAAGAAGCAATTGCTGGGGCAGTTGGAATGTCCAGGGAAGATTTAGCAAAATCTCTTTTTATGCAAGAACAGATAGGTAATCTATCTGGAGAAGATTATAAGTTAAGAGAAAAGCAGATTAATGAATTAGAAGCTAAAGGATTATCACAAGAAGAAATTAAAAAAGAATTAGCAGCACAGTCAATTGATGACTTAAAACATCAAGCCAGTATTTCAGAGAAAATGCACGAAGCTTCAGAAAAAATAAATGATGCTTTTGGTTTAATGGCAATTCAATTAATGCCTGTATTTGATTTTTTTACCGGTATTGTAACTGCTTTAACAGAATCAAAATTCTTAGTTGGGGCAATAATTACTGCATTAATTGCTATGAAAGCTGTTTCTGCTGTTATAGCTATTAAAACAATGACAATAGCTGTTGCAAAAATGTTTGGTGAAAATGCTAAATTTGGTCCCTTAGGTGTAGGTTTTGCTTTAGCTGGAGTAGCCGCTTTAGGAGGGGCAATAGCTTCAATGTCATCAAAAGCAGGTGATGTTATGTCGCCCGCTAAAGGAAAAACAATGATTTCTACCAAAGAAGGTGGGCTATTTGAATTATCTCCTAATGATGATGTAGTAGCAGCCCCAGGTGCAGCTGCTGCTTT